CAGCCACGACCAGTCAATCGCGTCCAGTTGTTCGCAGGCAAGCAGTCCGTTCTGCCAGAAGCGTTCAAAACTCCGGCATCCCGCCATTCCTGAAATCGGCGGTGAGCTGAGCTTGAAGAACATATTTCGGTGGCATTCAGGGCATTCCACTGGCAACCCGTTCTGAGCACAAAGAAAATAGCGTTCATTGCAGCACGATTATCAACCCGCTTGCGGTGCGTACCCAGCGGATGCTGTGTTTTATGTTCCGGGAGGAGCGGCGCCATTTTCTCCCAGAGTTGATCACTAATCTGCCACTTGTTGTCCGCCATGTTTCACCCTCAGAAATTGCCATTGTGTATTAACTGACAATTCCTTTTGGGATAGGTTCTTAAACTGGTAAGAAGAGGATGCTTTGACCTCTTTTGCCAGACTTGACGATACAGGCGTCGTCGAGCACCCCGCCAGCCCGAGCGCTAGCACTGCTATGAGTAGTTTTTTCATCATCATCCCTCTGAGTTATTGGAAGAATGATAGCAGCACCACTCAGCAAGGCAACGCGGCTACATCAGATCTTTGTGCCTGAGAATTTTCACTGTCCGTTCCTGCCAGTATCCGCCGTAAGGCACTCGGTTACTGAGCATGCCGTACATGTGGTGCATAAGCATGTTGCCTTCGAGCAGGATCCCCGCGTGATTCCACTTTTTAGATTGAACCTGCATGATCACCATATCGCCCGGCACTGGTGGCCCACTGAATTCGCGAAATCCACATTCGTACCAGCAGTCCTGATAAAAATTATCTGGGTGCTCATCTTCCCACCATGGGTAATCGACACGGTAATCGGTCAGTTCAATACCATGCGTCTGCCGGTAATAGCTCATGACCAGACCCCAGCAATCGGTGTGCCCGAGCACGAACGGGCGCTCGAGCAACGGCAATTCACCGCGCGGCTGAATGGTACGAAAATCCCCCTCCGGCCAGCTCACAATGTGCCAGGGTAATTCTGTTGCGTCGCACTGCGCCTTATCCAGTTCGCTGGGCTGCGTCGTTGCATCAGGGTGACTGTGAACGATGGAAATAACCGTCCCCCAGTCCTCAGCGTCAGCATAACCAGCGGGGTCGAGGTGAAAGTCTTCCGTTGGATTAGCGGCCAGATTAGCACAGGGGAAATAACGTTCAACCCGGCTTTTCTGCGCCACCACGCCACAGCATTCACGCGGATAACACTGCCGGGCATGTTCGAAAATAGCCTGCTGGGTTTTATCGCGCATAATTAGCTCTTAATCAGGGAAGTGCCCGGGAAGCCGCCGAACGGCAATTCGTTGTTTGCACCGAAGCGAGGTTTGCAACCGGTGTTAAGCGTGCCATTGCACACATCGAGCGAAGGGTCATCGACCGGGTTGCCGTGTTTATCGAAATAGTTGGTACCGGCATAATCGCAGCCATCGCCTGAGCGGTATTTGCCACGGATGCACCAGGAGCAGAGAGAATGAAGCTGCCGCGTCGGGATCATCAATCCCTGTAAATCCATCGGGCTGCTCAGCGTGAACTCAACAGAGATGTTGGTTTCCATGCTTTTGCTGTCGATGTAAAACACCTGCAGCTTTTCCTGCGTCGCGTCAGCAGTAGCATTTCCTGCCGCAAAATTACGGGCGTCGAGATATTGCCCCAGCGTATCGTGGATGGTCACTACAGCTTGCAGCATGTCGTCGTAAGCCAGACAAAGCGCTGTGATCGACCCGTCGAGGTTCGCAATTGTCAGTTTTGGTTGTGCGCCGCTGCCGCTGGTTGATGCTTCGATCCCCTCAATCTGAACCGGCCAGGCTGAATACTCGTTACCCTGCCACCAGATGGATTTCGCGGGCAGTTTCGATTCATCGCCACCGGCGGCCAAGATTTCGGCCTCGGTGTACGCCAGATTGTAATTGTGAAACCGGAGCACATCGCCTGTGCCAAAGGCGGTGCCATCCACTTCAAACAGCCGGACAGTGTCGCCCGGCTCTAATTTCTGATAATCACTGTTGATCATGGTTTAAAGGCCTGTAAGAAAGTCACATCAAGGTTATGTTTCCCGTTTCCAAGCGCCGTTTGTTTATATGTTTCGCATCGGAATAAGCCAATGGGTTCAAGCGGAGGCGTCCAAAGAAATGCTTTTGTGCCACCATGTGAATCGAGGAAATTTTTTATTGCAGAAATGTATGATTCGTTGCCGGTGAAACTTAGCGTCCACTCCTGACTTTTGGCATTTAACCCATCGCCGGCAACCTGAGTGTATCCATCTCCAAACTGTGCTTTCCGAACGCGGAGTGTGGTCTCCGCTTCCGCATTTATTCGTGGGCACCACGTGAATGTATCAATCGCCATTTATCACCTGCTTTTCATTGCATTCCAGATATCGCCGCCAGGCCGCAAATCTTTGGTCTTTTCCTGCTGATAGAGTTGCTTAACATAGTTTGAAATTTGCGTTCCAAACTGCTCCCAACCATCAGAGGATTTCGAGCTGGAGTTACCATTCCCATCAATAGAGATGTAAACCTGAGGTGCACCACCTGAGACGCCGGAAGAGTTACCCCCACCCACCGCTCTCACGCCGAGCGAACCGTCAGCAGCCCGTGTAAGTGGCATGATGGCTTCCGGTCCTGCCTCCCCGAATACCCCAGCGCCTTGCGCGAAAGCAAACATGGTCGGTGTGTTGTAAACGCCGCCGCTGAAAGAATTCAGGGACGGAGAATCATAGACGCCGCCTTTGGCGTTAAAACTTAGATTGCTATAAGCACCAGAAGAGAATGAGCTTGACGACGCAGCACCGGATGCCGCAGACCCACCGAAATAACTCGCCACGCCTCCGACCAAGGATCCGAACAAACCTGAAGATGACGAAGAACCGCCCCCCATAGCGCTGACTACCGCCATTTGCAGGGCCACTTTTTCGATAATCTGTAGAACCGATACCCCCCATGATTTCCAGCTCACTTTGTTGCCTTCCAGCATAGAGGTGACGTTAGTGAAAGCACTGTCCATCGTGGTTTTTACGCCGTCTGAAACAGTGCCCGAGACATTGCTAATTTCTTCAAGCCAGTTGTTATATCCCTTGGCAGCTCCCGACATCCAGTCAGCTTCCGCCGCGGCAGTGGCTTTATATTTCTTATCCAGTTCAGTCAGAGCTGCATCGCGCGCCGCAATAGCCTGAGCGCCCTGATCGGTTTTAGAAAACACCCTTTTAACCTGTTGGTTTTCATCAAACCGCGTGCGCTGCCGGTCACTCAGCGGGATATGAATGTTTTTATCAACCCACGCCATCGCTTTAGCCTGCTCGGTTTTGTCGATGGTGTCGCATTGCGCGCGGGTTAATTTTAAACCTTTTACAACAGGCCGACCATAAACGCGGGTTACGCCACCACAGATTGTCCAGACACCGCCGCGGTCTGTGTAAGCAGTAAGGCTGGTGCCTTCTTTTCCCTTTGAAACTGAGCCATCATTACCGGTGCTGAAGCGCCAGCAGCAATCAGCGCCAGCATTGCCGCGCTGAGTTTGGTTTTAATATTTGCCATATCAGCCTTCCGCTTTCGAAAGCGCTTCGCTGATCACCTTTGCGGCTGCTGGCTTTTCGTGAGCGGGTTTGGCGCGAGCATCGTCAAGATAGTCGATGACAATTTTGGTGCGTTTTTCATTTTCCTTTCGGGCCTTGCGGGCATCCAGGCGACCACTGACATACGACGCAAAGGAAATGAGAACGCCGATGAGGCCAAACAGCATGTAAACCATGTCTTGAGTGGTGAAACCGCAGGCGGCCGCTATCGCAGCGAACCACGCAAAGAACTGCGTGACGATATTTCCTGAGCTTTGGTCCATTTTCATAGTCTCCCCCTCCGGTTTGCCGGTTGGGCGCGTAGTCGTAATAAAAGAAGGAATTAGCGGCTCAGTCACTTTGCGAAAGTGACTTGGTGGGCTGATTGGCTGCCCACAAAAGTGCAGACATAAAAAAACCGCCTCGTGGGCGGTTAATCATTTATCCTTTTGCCTAAGCAAGTATTTTAACCTCTTAATCTCCATTTCAAGGTCGATTATGGCATCTAGTGCCACATCAATAACTGAATTTACCGGTTTCCCTTTGTAGTGGTCATCCGAACATAAGCCCCCTTGAGAGGCGAGAATCAAAATTGTTTGAGCATCTTTTTCTGCCATATTACATCCTCCCTAAATAGCTGCGCCTAATACCGCTACACTTTTGCCAGACCATGTTTACCTCCGGGGAAAGGGCTGGCGGTTTCCATAAAGTAGCGAACCTTTTTCAGTAGCTGCCACATCGAACGACATTGATGGTTGCGCGTTATCGTGTCGTGAAGCGCCTGCCATAACCGCTCAACGTGGTTCACCCACGGTGAGTAGACCGGCTGATAAATCACCCTGAACTTCGGGTTACCTTTCAGCCAGCTCTGTGTTTCACGGCTCTTGTGGATGATGTAGTTATCCACTATAAGCGTGATGGTTTTTGCCCGGCGATATGTGGCTTTCAGGTGCTTCAGCAGCCCGATGAACAGCCCCGAACTCTTGCTGTTGCCACCAACGTAGCTGACTTTGCCCGTTTCGCTGTGCAGCGCGCCGGCCAGATAGTATTTTTCATTCTGCCCCGGCGTTACCACGCGTTTTTGTTGTCCACGTAACTGCCAGTCCG